GACTTTTCAAACCAACGCTTCCAAATCCAGTGTTCCACGTCTTGCGGGTTCATAACAAGTATTACAATGTTTGGCGTATCAGGCATACGAATACTTTCATCAATGGTATCAAAGTCCTTTTCAGATACAAACTCCTCCGCCTCATCAACGATAAAAACATTTAACTTTGGTATTGATTTTAACTTTGCCGTTTGATTTCCAGAACTGGTCTTGATGCCTGAAAAAATGATCTCGCTGCCTGTTACTTTGTGACTTATTTGCGCGTTGGTCATTTGAAATTCATCGCCCACTCCAAGCAAGTCAATCTTTTCACGGAACTCAGGTATAACGGAAATGTTAGCACTTGATAACGTATAACGTGTAAAAAGTATTTTCCAACCTTTGTTAGCCAAAAGCATATTACAAGCCCAAAGCCCCACGGTAAATGACTTTGCCGAACCACGTCCCCCAGTAATCAGGAAGTAACGGGTTTTAGGTTGCCATAATGCTTCATACTTTTCACTAACCTTTATCTGCATCCTTTGTAAAAATTATCGTTGGCACGGTCACCTTTTCCCCTTGCGTCGTTATATCAATGTTCTGCTTGCTTTTCCCGTATGCACGGTCAAGGAGCAACTGAGCCGCCTTAATATCACCCTTTGCCGCCTGTTCACGAAGCTTCATGATAATGGCTTCGGCTGCCGTGATACCGTCCTTTTCCTGTCCCATGACATTTGCCATTATCAAGTCAAGGGCTGGGAGTTTCTTAGGGCGTCCGTTGGGGTTGCCTGATTGTCCTTTAGGAAACTTATGCTTTTCAATATCCTTTGCTGCCATGTGCTGTTAATGTGCTGTTTTTATTTCAATGCCATTACGCTTAATAATCAATGATGAATCAAGTTTGCGCATCCTGTCAATGATAACCTGGCAATACTTTGGTTCAAGCTCCAAACCAAAACAACGGCGTTTAAGTTGGTGAGAGGCTACCATTGTTGAGCCGCTGCCAAGATAAGGGTCTAATAATAAATTAGGAGCGTTTATCTTTTCAAATATCTTTTCCAAAAGTTTAATAGGCTTTTGCGTTGGGTGAAACCTTTTTTTATCGCTACTTACAAATCCTTGATGCGTTTCAGCAATTATATAAACCGCCCCACTACCGTTATACCAAGCGACTTCTGCATCAGCCAAAAAGGCTTTGCCGTTTTCAAATCTTTTGTCCCATACAATCCAATTTCCTTTTGGTAACTTATCAGAAAAACAATTAGCCCCAAAGAAAAAACAATTTTCATGAGTGGCTAAAAGAAATGAAGGGTCAAATGCTTTTTCGTCGTTTTGTATTTTATTGTATTTATTTTCACTTGGTATTAATCCTCCTGTAAAACGTGTGTAATCTGTATTCCAATCAATCCCATACGGCGGGTCTGTAAATACCATGTCCGCCTTTTCCCCGTTCATTAACCTTGCAACCGCGTCGCTATCCGTGCTATCTCCACAAAGTAACCGATGCTCACCAATCTCAAACAAGTCACCTATGACAATATCCGTTTCAATGCCTCCCTCTGGCACGTCGTAATCATCCTCACTTGCTTCCAGCTCCTCCACCGTGTCAAACTGCGGTATATCCAAACCCCATTTCTCCAAGTCCACAACGTCCCAATCGTTTGCAAGCGTGTCCCAGTCCCATGAACCTGTATTTGCATTTAAGCGTATATTCAACTCCTTTTCATCTGCCTCATTCAAATCAACGATAACGCATTCAATTTCCTTTATGCCAAGTTTCTTGAGTTCACGAACGCGGAAATGTCCGCCGACAATGTACCCTGTTTGTTTGTTGAAGATAATCGGTTCAACAAGTCCAAACTTTTGAAGGCTTTCTTTCAAGTGCTTTTCCTGCTTTGCCGTGCTTTGCCGTGGATTGTACGGAGCTGGGATTAAGTCAGATATTTTCTTTTTCTCAATTATCATAAAGCGTTTAATACTTTTATCCTTAATTCATTTACATCTAACAAGTCCCTTTCATTACTCAGCCATTCCCTTCCAGTCTTCAAGTCTGCAAAGTAAGCGTCATCCTTATCCAAATCCTTAGCAAATTTGTTGCTTAAATCTTGTTCATCTTTGTAAGTCCTAACCGATGGAATGCAAAATTCTTTGATTGCCTCAGGTGCATAAGAAATGCAACCAGCTACAAGCATCTCCATAGCAAAGTTATTTGACTTCGCCTGATTGAAATTATCAATCGTCAAAGGGAATACGCCATAGTGTGGCGCACTGTTTTTGATTAACTCAAAATACTGGAAAAGTGAATTGTTCCAGGGTAATACTTTGATGTTTGGATACAAGGTTTTTCCTAACCACTCAGGAAGTCCAATGAATGCAACTTCGGTATCCTTCCGCTTGCTTATCGCCTTCCAAAATGTATCAATTGTTTTTAAGTCTTCGATATGTGTCATAGACCCGCGCCAAATGATCCGCTTTTGCTTTGTTTCAAGTTTATCTTTGCGCACGGGAACAAAAGGCGTAACTTGAAAGTCAATGGCATTGGGAATAACCATTATTTTACTTTCGTCAAAGAATTGCTTATAAAATTCCTTTAAGAAAGGGGTTGATACCATTAAGTAATCTGCATAAGCAAAAGCCTTTTCCACTGACTCCTTCACCTTTGTTTTTCCGAAGTGTTCCGATGCTGGGTTAGCTAAGTTTACTTCGTGTAATAGGTCGTCGTGGTCTAAAATTACCTTCTTACCCATTTTCCGCGCCTCAGCTATCATAGATAACATACCGTCACCGTTTGGACGTTGGAAAAGTATAACATCAACGTCGTAAAAATCGTACCATTTTACTGTCTCAGGATTCAGATATTTTATAGTAAGGTTTACCATTTGCGAACGAAGCCGCATGAATGGATTCACCGACCTGTAATAATCGGTTGTTGGGCTCGTTAAATTTACAACAATACCTAATCTCATTTACTTTGTTTTTCATAGTTTTCCAAAAGTAAATACAATACTTGCTCCATTGAATGCTTAACCTTTGTTTCATTCCAGAGCCGAAATTGTAAATCAAGAAGCTTGTTCCTTAACTTTTCATCTCTATATGAAACGCTAAAAACAGAGCCATTCCCTTTATTTGCATTCATTTTCTTTGTTTTTTAATTTATAGTACCTCTCTCTTTGATACTCCTTTAGCCTCTCTTTATTGGCCTCGTAATGTGCCTTCCTTTTGGCTATTACTTGAGCCTTTTGTTCATCGCTTAAAGCATCGTATTTCTTCCTTAAATATTCAAGATACTTTGCTTTTTGGTATTCAGGCATTTGCGCCCTGTATTCTCTTTTGCGTTCTGCATTCATGTTTAGAAAGGGAATTCCGATTCAGGTTTAAAAGTTGTTGCCTCAGATACTTTAGGATTTTCCCCAGCCGTTGGCTTGCCTCCAAATTCTATTGAATTTACCATGCAACGAATAACCGCCGCCGCTTCGCCGTTTTTCATGTAAGCATTCACGCCGCCAGATCCTTCCACCACGACATAAGTACCTTTTACAATATGAGGCGCAAGCTTTACACCACGCTCACCCCAGATGGAACACGTAATCCAGATTGTTTTTTCCGATGGCGTGGGGCTATACACCTTTTCCGTGTGTGCAACTGAAAAGGAACAAACGGTATTATCACCCACGTTTTTTATTTCAGCATCCTGTCCAACGCGGCCCGAAACGATTAATTTTATCATATCTTATTTTCTTTATGCAAAGATAAGTTTATTTTTTTATTTAAATTAAATTTGTTTTAAAGTAAATTTATTATCTTTGTTGCGCAAGGTGGTAGAATTTAATCCGCGTTTTTTCCTTACGAGGGTTTTGCTGCTTTAAGTAAAAACTATTTAACTTTTGCCCCTTGCACAATTAAAAACAAAGCAAATGGAATTTTTAATTTATGGATTTGATTATGATTGGAAGTCTGGAGGTAATCAGGTATTACATGATTTAGCAAAAATATTATCGCAGGATTATACTACTTATGTTTTTGGAAATAAAACAATGTCTAATTCAAAAGCCATTTGCGTAAATCTTGATAAGGCGAAGGAGATTGCTATTAAAAATAATGTAATTACAATTTATCCTGAGGTTATATCAGGTAATCCTTTCAATGCTATAAATGTTGTAAGGTATGTTTTATATTACCCAGGCTGGCACGCTGGAGACAAGGAATACAATGAGAATGAACTTGTAGTTACATATAACCATGAATACGTAAAGCAAACGAAATACGATAAATCTTTTATACTAACCGTTCTTTACCCTAAGTTAGATATAATGATGAATCATGGTAAAAAAAGGGATAAAATTGGTTTGCTTTTTCGGAAGTGCAAAGATTTTGATTATAAAATGGGCGTTTTAAATCAGTATAAACATTTGATTGATTTACCTATCCTTAGCATCGACGATGCAATAAATAAATGTTTAGACTTAAATCAATTAGCTGAAATTTATAACACTATTACAACATTTATTAGCTTTGATCCTCACACGTATCACAGCACAATGGCTGCCTTATGCGGTTGTACCAGCATCGTAATTCCTTCCAAAGAAATATCAAGCGAAGAATTTTACAATGTGCAAAAATACGGGGTTGCATACGGTTTTGAAAACATTGATTTTGCAAAATTGACTCATGGTAAAATGATTGAAAACCTAAAAGAAATGGAAAAAGATACATTTGCCCATTGTGCAGATTTTGTAAAATTGGTTAAAAGTCATTTTATTAAAAAAGTTAATTGAACAATGGATTGCATTGTTTGCAAAGTTTGGTTTTGAGTTCCTGAGGGATGCCTATGAAGTAACCAGCTGGGGACTTTTATTTATAAAAAGGTAAGAATGTAAGGGAAAATTAGTATATTTGTAAAACTTTTTGAAGGAAGTAGGACGCTTTCAAAAGGTATTTGAGGAAATCATATACCTCACTAAGCCCGATAGAGTCCTACCTATTGGGCTTTATTTTTTTACCTATGCAAATATTACAGGAACTTGAAAGCCTTATTCCCCCATTATCAAACGAGGAATTTAAGCAGCTGGAACGAAATATTCTTGAAGAAGGAATAAGGGAGCCATTAATTACATGGAACGGTATTTTAATTGACGGGCACAACCGATATAGGATTGCCCAGGAACATGATATGAATTATGAAACACTTGAAAAGGAGTTTGAGAATATTAATCGTGTTAAGGAATGGATGATTAATAACCAGTTTGGGAGACGCAATTTATCTAATTACCAAAGAAGCATTTTGGCGTTGCATTTAGATGGTGTTTTTAAAGAAAGGGCTAAAGAAAAAATGAAACTTTCAGAAGGTAAAGGTATTCAGAAATCTGAAGACCTTAAAGAACCTGAATTTATAGTAATGAAGGAAATTGGTAAAGTTGCCAATGTTTCACACGACACAATCGCCAAAGTAAAGAAGATTGAAGCCAACGCCACTCCTGAAGTGAAAGCAAGGTTGAACACTGGAACAATGTCAATCAATGAAGCATACAAGGAGATCAAGAAGGAGGAGAACGAACAATTAAAAACACAAAAAGCCATTGAGATAATTGAAAAAATTTATGAAAACAATACAAATATTTATAATGGTGATTGTATCAAGTATATAAAAACTATTAAAGACAAAAGTATTGACTGTTTAATAACCGACCCACCCTACGGCGTTGACATACAATTTGGCGCTTATGACAATCAGTTAAGCAGAAAAATTGAGAACGACGGAAACATTGAACATGCTTTAATTTTGCTTGATGGAATGTTGCTCAACGTAAAAAGCAAATTAAAAGACGATGCACATATTTATATTTTTTGCAACTGGAAAATATATCCTCAATTCAATGAAATTATTATAAAGCATTTTCAAATAAAGAACCTCATAATTTGGGATAAATTATTCATGGGTATGGGTGACTTAAAGGGTAATTATTCAAGTTCTTATGAAATGATTGTTTTTGCTGGAGGGAACAGGGAATTTTTAACAAGACCTAAAAACATAGTACAATGCAGATTTAGTGACGAAAGATTTCATAATACTCAAAAACCAGTTGAATTAATTAAACAATTTATTGAAAACAGTACAAACGTAAATGAAACAATTTTTGACCCATTTTTAGGAAGTGGTTCAACGGTTGTTGCTGCAAAGGAAATGAAAAGAAATTATATTGGTTGCGAGATTGATGAACAAAATTATAAGATAACTTTAAAAAGACTTGAAGATGGTAAATAACTCTTATAAAGAATTTAGAAAGTATTCTGACAAAAGCCTTCCAGAGGCAAAGGAACATATATCAGAATTTTTAAAATTAAAATTAGGTTCTGTTTCTTATGTTGGATTTACTCAGGAATCGGACGTTTATAATGACACAATAAATGCCATTGATTTATTTGTAAATATTCCTAAAATAAAAGTAAGTCACAGGGCAAGACAAAAATACGGAGATATTACAGATATTACGATTAAAACAAAAAGCCAAAACCCTGAGATAAAATCTGAGTATGATAAATTATTAAATTTTTCATTAGGAAATTTAAGTCCATGGTTTTATTTTTATTGCTTTTATGATAAAGAAAATAACAATATAAGTAAATATGTTATTTACGATTTAAGAAAATTAATAAGACTTCCAGAGTTTAAAGACAAATCAATTTTCGCTTATTCTTCTGACAGGTTTAATACAAAGGATGGGGGATCTTTTTTTAATTGCATTACAGTTGAAAAATTAATTGAGCATGGAGTTATTTTAGCCGACTGGTCAAAAGGAAATAAAGAGGTAAAATATTATATATAATTTGCCGATTAATCCTTATATTTACTTATTCTTTTGAACGAGGTGAAGGTCATTCAAAAGAACTTCGGGACAATATCCGCATTGTTTCAACTAACCCAGTACCCCTTCACGTGCTGGGTTTTTTTATAAATTATTATGAACAAACTAAACAACAAAATAAAAGATAATTTTACCATTATCCCTAATGACATTATACGAAACAAAAGCCTAAGCGACCGAGCGCGTTTCATCTTTTGCTACATGGCTTCGATGCCTGATGACTGGAAATTTTATCAAGGAGTAATGGCGAAGGAACTGGGGTACACAAAGGACACCCTTAGAAAGTATATTGAAGAACTTTTGGAAACAGGATATTTAGACAGGGAACAAAGAAGGGAGGTTGGAAAATTTGATAGCTATGATTATACCTTAAATTTTTCACCGTGTACTAAAAAAGCCGACACGGTAAAAGTCCGCGACGGTAAAAAACCGACACGGGAAAAGTCGTCACTAATAAATAAAGACTTAGAACAAAGAAAGACTATTATAAATATAGACTTAGACAAAGAGTTTGAAAACGAGTTTTCGACCTTCGAAAAAATTACAATTGATGATTCTCAAAGTTCCAAAGTAAACCCGTTTAGCGTTGTTGCTAAGTTGCAAGGAGAAAAAGAAGAAAAGAAAAATTCCGCGAAAAGAAAAGAAGAAAGCGCCGAGCCCAAACCAGAGCGCAAGCCTAACCCCACCTATGAAGCTTTCACCGTGTTCTGCAAAACCTTTGAGCAATTATCAGGCGCTGCTTACCCCACGGATCAAAATGGACATTATATTATGAGTCCCAAAGATGCTGGAGGCATGGTATATTTGTTGCGTTGGATTGAAAAAGTTGACCGGAATAACGATACAAATGAAGCATTAAAAGTATTTTTACAAGCCGCTTGGAGCCTGCCTGACAAATGGTTGAAAGCCAATTTCACTCCAACCATTTTATACGGACAGGCAAACAAAGTTTATACAGCTTACCAGACTTCCTCACCAGCGGCAAAGAAAAAGGCTTATGACGATGAAGTTGACAGGCTTTTGAATGAGTATATACAAACCTTAAAACAAACACAATAAAAACCAACTTATATGAATTTACCAGCCATTGCAATGACAATCGAGGAAAAGATACAGGATATTCAACTTGTTATCGACAATCGAGAAAAAAGATTATTTAAAACAGGCATCATTGAAAGCCTTCCTAAAATTAACGAGGTTGTTAAAAACATCCTGCCCCTTTATGGCATTGATGCAAGTCCAGAGCATTTGACTGAGGTAACAAAGTTTATAACGACTTATAAATTAATAGCCGTTGATGAAATTAAACTTGCTTTTGAAAAGTTTGCACGGCAAGAATTAAACATCGACGAACACAAACTATACGGCAAAGTTGATTTGGCTGCTATTGGAAGGATTTTGACCGCTTATATCAACTGGCGGCAAAAGGTTTATTTTACCGTGGATATGGAAGATGAAAAGAAACGAGCAAAGTTACAGGAACAAGAAAGACAGGTTGAGGCAAAGCGCAAGTTTTATGCAGAATTTCCAGAGATGTTAAGCGGCTTTAAAGGTGAATCATACGAAGATGTGCCAGTATATTGGTACGACGCCGCAATGTCGGCTGGGTTAATCGGTTACGCTGAAGGCGAAAAACGCGCTATTTGGGAAGAAGCTCAGGAAATTGCAAAGAAACAAAAGATACAAGCCGACAGTTACATTGATTTTAAAACCCAGTTGCATCGGGTGGAAGAAGAAGGAAAAAAGCGGGCGATCATCATAGCGCAAAAATTAGCGGTCTGGAGGATCGTGTTAAATAAGGCATAATTTTCATGCAATCTGGTTTTCATGGTGGGAGATAAATTATTTCCCACTTTTTTTTAAAATAATGTTGTAAATATTTTTTTATATAAATA